GCTCAAATTGGTTGTTCCATAGTGCAACATACTTCAATGATTGAAGTGTGCTGATACGTGCCTTTAATTGATTATATATTGCTAATTGCATTATGTAAATACTTTATCTAATCGTTTAACAATAACTTGCTTTACTTTCTCATTCAAGTTGTAAGAATCGCCCATAAATTGTCGCTTGGGCATTTTAAACGAATGCTTGCCCCACGCTTTGCCCATCAATCCATCGTTGTGTATTTTAGCATAAACCAAATCAGTGCTAATCTTAATCGTTAACGCTGCTCTGTTTGCAGGATTACGTATGATTGAACGCCTTAAATCTCCAGTCTTAACTAATATTGCGCGTGTTGTGTCATTAACTGTTTTACCGCCTTTAGTTTTATAAGTTGTGCGCTTTCTTGGTTTCCATTTCTGCACATTCTTGTCATCCCACCCTTGCTTCCTAAACGAATCAACAAAGAACACTTTAGCAGTGTTGCCAACATCTACAATAGCCGCTTCCATCGCTTTGCGCGCTTTCTTTTCTGCCTGTTTTAAATCGAATTTATTGGACTTGCTCATATTGTTGGTGCTGGTGGTAATGTTGGTTGTGGCGGTAATGTCGGTGCATCGGGTGTCGGCATCGCAGGCGCAGGTCTTGGTGCTTGCGGTATAGGTAAATTCCAATTCTTTTTAGCCATTTCTTTGTCACCCTTTGCAATGTCAAAGTAAGGGTGCTTGTCTTTGCCCTTTTCTTTAAACACATAGCCATCAATGCCAGCGTTCATACGAAACAATGGCGGCACATCATCGGGTGGATTGAATCCACTCAAATCAGTTTCTTGCCCCTCTGATAGTTGTATTACGGTACAACGACAACGCCACCCATTCGGGGGATAGTATTGTTTCCAGAACGGGTCGCTGATCGGGCGAATAATGTTATCTAATGCTTGGTGTGTTGGCCTTACTCTGCCATCACCAATGGTTTGATATTGCAATAACGGCAATACATCGGCATCGGCTTCTATACGCTTCCAATCGGATGCCATACGTGCTGAAGCTTTCGCAGTTTGATACTCTGCTTGCAAATAGTCCTCATTGTATAGCGTAAACATCGGTTTTACTGCCTCTTTAAACTTATAGAAGTTTGATTGCAATTCGGGGTCGGCCAACATTGCAGTCATTGCCCTTGTTTGTTGGTATGTTTTAGCACCACTAAATATGTAGATGTTATTCGTTAAATCAGCAACTAATATTTCATCAACCACTGGTGCTAAATCAATGCCATCACGTAAGTATTTCGCAGTCTTTAAATAAATTCCCTCTGGCAACACTTGGTTATTAATAGCACCTATCCACACATCATTTGACATACGATTGAAATCGTTTTCATCAAACGGTGTTGGTGGGTCAACCTCCTTGTCAATATTCAATATGTCGCAGTAGCCGCACATCTAACTATAAATGTTTCTTAATCGTTTTGCAATGTTTTCAAGTTGGCTTTCGTTTTCGCTTTCAGTTGGTTCTTCTTCTTCTTCTTCTACACCCATTTCATCCTGCAATTCGATTCCGTATTTATGCTCTAAATATTCGTGTTCAAACTTTACGTATGGCATAAATGAAGCATCTATCTTTGCTTGCTCCATCAATGGCAGATTCTCGCTATCATCATACTTAAATGTGCAACCTGTTAAATCAAATCCATTTCTAATCATCATCGGCACTAACTGGTCTTCAATGATAAACTGCATTTTCAACGTGTCTTGCTTTGCAATCATTGCAGCAACACCCTCATGAACATTAGCCGAACCACTATAAGACTTTTCATCGGTTGTGCCTGTTTGCCCTAAAATTATTTTGCTGATTTCTGAATTGCAACGCTCCACCATTTTATCAAATACTGCATAGGCATCCGTTCTGCTTGCTTGCATCAATTCAATGTTGTCGTTTAAATCTAAAACCGCCCACGAAGCTACACCCATATTGCGCAGCATATTCTCCATGTTTTTACGTGTCAATTCATCACGCACATCGGTTTTGCCAACTCTAATCGGACTGCCAAACACCTCAGCAAACTCCGCCCATGCTGCCATTGCGTTTTTCTTCCAAATAACGTATGGTGCAAGGTACATCATTAATCCTAAATCTTTCTTTTCGCCAACACCTATACACCAGTTATTATAAGGTGACACATCAAATCTTTTTCCCTCTGTTACCGTTGCTGTGTTTGTTCTAACAAGGCTAAATTCAGGCACTACATAAATACGCGGGATTAATTCAACACTCGAATACTTATCGTTTATAATTGCGCCAAATTGCACACAACTAAAGCCCCAAAAGATTGAATCTAAAGATAAACTTTGGAAGTCATAAAACCACTTTTGGTTAAACAATGCAGTTTTGGCTTCATCACATTCGCCATCTGGTCCATAAACCATAAACTTCTTGCTCAATATCTTTGATTTACGTTGCAACATAGCCGATTGCACTTGCCCATCTAACACAATTTGCTGATAGGTTTGCATCAATAAAAAGCGGTTTGGGTACATCGGTGATTCAGCCGCCTGTAATGCAATGTTAAACTTTGTCGCATCTTGTCTAACACGTTGTAACTGTTGCTCAAAGTCAATAGTCTTACGTATGTTGGCCTTTTGCGGTTGTGGTTTATTAAAGTTAAATATATCGTTATACCAAGCCATTATTTAAAGAAATTATCTTGTTTGTCTAAACTATTTCCGTAGCGAATAGAATAACCAGTGCTATCGGTTGAATTGATGTTTAACACCTCAGCGGTATCTGTGCCACTTGCCCAAGCATCTAATTGGTCAAGTGCTTCTCTATTGCGTTCTATTCTCAAGTCGGGTATGTTACGCGGGTTTATACGTGCATGCAGGTTATACAATGTCATGTCCATTGCAAGCTCCACAAACATCGGATAACGATTATCGCCAACAGTCCAATATGTTGCGTTGCTTGTTGCAATGTTTATCATTTTAGACCAATATGCAGTCAATGTCAATGCTTGGTTTGTGCTTGCTGCAATAGCGGTGTAAACATAGCCATTGTCATCGGTTACAATGTTGCCTATAATGTATTCGGTTTTATTATCCCATCTGCTAAAGTCATTAACGTGTGTGATTACTTCACCTAATATAACTCTATCGCGTGTGCGGTAATGTGTTGCTGCTGAATAGGCATCCATAACACCTAATTCAATGTCAACCATGTAACGCTGCACCAATTTAGTCCTCATTCTACTTATGGCCTTAACCTCGCTATCGTACAAGTTTTGCGGGGTGTTCTCGGTTATCTGATTGAGGTCAACCGTTTGAATAATGCTAAGATAGTCGGAGGTTTTTAAGAATCGTGCCATGATGCAAAATAATAATAAAAAATTTGATAAATGCTTAAAATGTAACTAATTTAATTTATGTTTGCGGTGAACATAATAAACTAACTAACAATGAACATCATAACAACTACAAGCCCTGCAAATGGTGGGCATTTTCTTGACGTGTCATTTATTACTGAATACAATGGTGACACTTGGACTTCACAACCATATCATTTACCTATTGAAGTTTGGAATGAACAAAAAGAAATCGAACTAAAAGAGAAATTTAAACAGTTTGTTTTGTCAAAATCTACTCGCTGATTTATATTCTGCATCTCTACCAACAATAACAAGCGGTTTGATAATTCCTGTTTGAAACCTTGCGTATTGTGCGGAGAAAACAGTTGTAATTAAATAACGTGAAATGTCGCAATTATGAAGTAAAACACCATTAGCAAAGTATTCATGCGTGTCTTCAACTGTTAAGTCGTAAACTTGTTGTGCATTTTCTTGAACAACATTTTTTTGCATTGTATTTATTTTTAACAAATTCGCATCCGCAAACAGTACATTGTGATTTAATGTTATCAACTCCGCTTCTACGTCTGTATTCTGATTTGCAATTATTGGAACAAAATTTTGTTTCTGATTGTACCGCCCTTGTTTTATATTCCTTTTCGCAAACCAAACATTGTTTGGCAATGTATTCGCGTTCTGACATTCTTTTTGATGCAAGTTGACTATGCCACTCTCTACCTGCATCTGATTTATGCCAAACTTTTGCGGCCTCAATACCTGCTGCATGAAATTTAGCTTTGTGTATTGGATTTGTTGCCAGTGTTTTTTTAGCATGTTCACCAATATGTTTTTTACCGCAAATAAGTTGTAGATTTTCGATTGAATTGTTAAGCGGGTTTTCATCAATATGATGGATATGAAATCCTTTAGGTATTTCTCCAACTTCAATAAAATACTTGTACCAATGAAGCCTTTTTTTTGTTTGTTTACCATTGATTTTAACCCACCCACTAAAGTAAACGCGTTCTGTTCTGTTTGTTGATTGCGGGTAACGTGTAAATCGTTCACCATTATACTCAATAATTTCTGTTTGCATATTTTTTTATTTTCATCAAATATACAAATAAATATATCTTGTTGTATCCAATATGTTACTAATTTTTGTATCTCAATATATCCAAAGTTATAAGTAAATATTTTATGGTCGGGTGTGCAAGTAATTTCAATATTATTTAACTTATATTTATTTACTAATTTAAACCCATTGTTGTGAACTGCTAAAACTTTTTTATATCCATCTCTTGTTAGCACTTTATC